CACCGATCTCTGATGCTAATGTATCAATTTGATCTCACCCCGAACCCTTCGGTAACGAAGGTTTAGGGCTAGATATAGTATATCAAAGATTTAGATATAATCTATATCAGGCAGGCACAAACAGTTGACTTGGTAGTGTAAGTAATACCAGTAGATGAGCTTTCTTTAAATGGTATAATGACGTTATAATATGTCATCAATACATATAAAGAGAACTAGTCGCCTTAAGCACAGCGTTCTCATGTTTCTTCATCAATGTAGAAACGAGAGCGTTATACAATGCATATTGTAGTGCGGTTAATGGAGTATCTGAATTGTAGATATCTTTGAGTCATAGAACTCCATCTCTTGATTGAGATCTATGATCCTTCAATATCAGACCATTAATTCCAAATAAGGCATATAATCCAAAATTAAAATCTAATTTAAACGATTTTAATATGCTTACAGACTCAGGAATATTAATTAATGATCTTTTAAAAGATTCACTAATCAATAAAGGTATAAGAAATCTATTTCGAATACAGGATAAAATTAATCCTGGACCAAGAGTAGAAAAATCTTTGTTCTCTTTTATGTCTATAAATCTCTTAGCGAACTCAATAAAGTTCTTAGAAACAATAGACTTAGGAAGCGAAATCTTCACTCCCAGAGATGTCATCATATTCATATAAGAACTTGACAGTTCTTTATCAATAATCCCATCATCCCCTAAAATAGCATATTTTAAGGTTGGTGAGAATGAACAAGCCTGTACTATCACATGATGTGTTAGTGCTAGCATTGCTCATGATGAATACGCACCCATCGGCTGTCCTACGGAGTAAGTTATTAATTTACCCTCGTAGAAGAAAGGCTGGGTTAACAATGATCGTCATATAGAACCTAGAGTTTTATCTCTAAATAATATACTTATTATCTGTTCTTGAAGATCTATAGGCAGTCTATCAGTAGCTGCGCTAAGATCTAGAGAATAGAGTTCGTCACAACTTTTGAGACTATCCGAAAATATCGGTTTAGTTTGATCAAAAGTTCCATCTGTAGGTAAGCTACCAAGGAATCGAAAGATTTCCTTGTGTATAGGATATAAACCTAATTGGAATCAGTAATTGGTAATACCAATTACTCTAGACTTTCCAGTAACGTTCTTTACGACAGATAATCTATTCAAATGAATAAGATTATTATCGAAAAGAAGCATTATAACAGTCGGTACAAAACCGATTAGAATAATCGCAATCAAACATACAATATATCTATACCCCTTAAATTTAAGGTATAGGCGCAAAAGTTGGCATAGTGCTCTAGGATACTTTATTAAAGATAAAGCATCTAGTACTACTCCACTATTAGCATATGAACTGTTTGGTCCTGCGGACTCGAAAGATAAACTAGAC